TTACTGTATTTTCTTTTTAAACTCAAGCCAAGCCTTTTCATTTGCTTTTCCTGAATATCTATGTGGACAATCTTTTCCTGTTACATCAAAATGTCTGATGATTTTCTTTGCGTTTTTACAATACTTCTGTATGTATTCAATTACTGCCTTTGTAGCAGCAATCTGCTTGGCTGTTGGCTTATTATCAACAATACCTGCCAATTCAATTGACACCTGATTATAGTTGTTGCACTTACCGTAGTAAATTCCACCTCCTGTGCTGGAACAATTAGCATACTTATTTCCACCTACCGAATAGCAAGCATCCTTAAGTCTGCCACACTGATAGATTACTCCATCTAAATCAATGATAAAATGAGCACCACAATATCTTTCTCTGTTATTGCAGAAATAATTAGCATTTGCCTTGGCTGTATCTCTTCCTTTGTTTCCTGTGTTGTGAATAGGGATATTCTTTACATTTGCTCTTTTTTGTTTTCCTGCAGCACAGAAGAATGTGTTTTCGTATGCCCACATTCTATTGATTGTATATGTCTTCTTGTCTGATGCCTTAAATTTTCTTATTTTGTTCTTAGGTTTATTTTTTGTCATATTTATTCCTCCTGTTCCTTGCTATTTTCATTGTTCATATGTATCTTTTCTTCTGTCTGGCTCTTTATATTCTTAACTAATGGCATCAGAAAAGATGGTATTTCAACTCCAATATCTACTATGTTTTCTAAAATGCTTATCAGTTCATTGCATGTAATCCATATTGCCACTATGCAGCTTACTAGGAACGTAAACGGAAGTGTTATTCCTGCTGTCTGTGATGCATACAAAATCAGTTGGTCTATTACTGCACCTACAACTACCAACAGCCACATTGACACTTTCTTTGCTATTCCCCTGAAGCTCTTGTATGAGCTTATGGTTCCATCTTCTCTGTACTTTGCAGCCATTAAGCCTGTTCCATAATCAATAATGTTGCAGATTACCATCAACAATGTAGGAATGTATAGTATTCCTAACAATGAAGATAATGTACTTCCTATTGCTGTTACGATTTCTTTAATGTGTTTCATTTCGTGCCTCCTATCATTAGCATATAATCCTTAAAAGTTAAACTTTCAACAAGAACACCCTCTCCACTCATTCTGTTCCTTATCAGATAAATAATCTGCTTCTTTTCTTCATCAGATACATTTGCTATAATTTTCTGATATTTAGCAAAGAACTGTCTGAATCGTTCAAGTGTCTTATTTACATATTCCGCATTTGATGAATCCATCCACTCCTGTTTGTTTAAGGTATAAAAGAAATCAAACAGGGCTGAATATGCAACCTGTCCTGCTTCCTTACCCATTCCTCTTCTTGTTAGTTCATCAATTAATGCCTCGTTGCTGTCTAAAAGATTTGTATATGTTTTAAGTATATATTTTGGATCGCGCCTACATACAGATGCGTCTCTCCACTTCCATATGTAAATCTGCTCATTACAGTATCTGTATTCCTTTGCCAGCTGTTTACAGAGAATGTTAAAATAACTGTCCTCGTGGATTGTTAAATTTTCATTCCATCTGATATTGTTTTCTACAAGGAATGCTCTTCTATACACCTTGCCATGAACAAAAACACTGTCGTTATCCTTTTTCAAAAGTTTAATTGTTCCGTCTGGGATTTTTAATTCCTCTATGAAAGAGCAAACCAATCCATCAAAAGGTCTTTGCATTTCAAAAAAGATTCTTGATAGTGAATACATGTTTTCAAACATGTCGTCTATGTCACAGAACATTACATATTCTGCCGTTGAATTATCAAGGCAGGCATTTCTTGTTGCCGAAACTCCCTTATGCTCATGACGTATGTACTTAATACTAAAGTCATATTTATTAAAAAATTCTGAACTAATGATTGTGTCACTTCCGTCATTACATATGATTACTTCAATTTCTTTTAAATCAACATTCTGCTGAACAGCTATGCTGTCCAACAGATTTTTTAATATTTTTTCATCCTCGTTGTATTGTGTAACTAATATTCCTAATTTACTCATTCTGCCTCCTTAAATTTCCGTAATTGTTACTGAACAGTCTCCCCATCCACCGATAGCATAAAAATATGCCATTGTATCATACTTCACATAAAATCTTATATATAATGTTTTATTACCAAGAGAGCTATCATCCAAATCTGCATTTAAAATATATTCGGCATTAAACGGTTGTGTTCCTGTAACTAATCCATCAGCATCACTTCCAGCTGTAGCACGAAAAATCTCAAAATTGCTAAATACAATTTGGTTATTTTCATCAACGACTTCTCCACAAATTTTGCAGTTTTTACAAGATTGTGCACCACTGAAATTTCCTCTAACTTTAATTGAAAGTAATTTTCGAGGAATGTTAATTTTATTTCTATCACTATTAATAGAATATTTACCTTTAATCGAATAATCCTCGAATTTAAAATATTCCTTACCTGATTCATTTGGAGTTGCAATAGTTTGATAAACTCCAAAAAAGCCTAATCTTGATGGTAAATAAGGTGCCACTTTATCTGCTATAACAGCAGGTGATATACCATCCCGTATCTGTACACCACATACGGTGGCTGTTTTAGGCACATATTTACTCAGTTCTAATGAAACCAGAGCATTCTTTAATACTGCACTTCCAAATGGCGGGCTACTTGCAAGTTCGCTACAAAATGAATCTGCTTTCGCCATTTTTCTTCCAACTGAATTAATAAATGCTTCCTGTTCTGGGAGATAAGATGCTATGCTACTCATAAACATTGGATCTGATGCGCAATAAGATGCCATAAAACTTGGTAAATATGATGCTGTATTACTTGCTAACGCATATGCTGTTTGTGATGCACAATTTCCATCCCAAAAGCTTCCTATTCTCTTTCCTACTCCTGTCATGAATTCATCATTTTTTGGCAATGTTTGATCTATAAAACTTTCTATTCTCTTTCCTACTTTTGACATAAAGCCATCATCCTTTGGTAATGCTTCTGTCATGCTACTCATAAACATTGGATCTGATGCGCAATAAGATGCCATAAAACTTGGTAAATATGATGCTGTATTACTTGCTAACGCATATGCTGTTTGTGATGCACAATTTCCATCCCAAAAGCTTCCTATTCTCTTTCCTACTCCTGTCATGAATTCATCATTTTTTGGCAATGTTTGATCTATAAAACTTTCTATTCTCTTTCCTACTTTTGACATAAAGCCATCATCCTTTGGTAATGCTTCTGTCATGCTACTCATAAACATTGGATCTGATGCGCAATAAGATGCCATAAAACTTGGTAAATATGATGCTGTATTACTTGCTAACGCATATGCTGTTTGTGATGCACAATTTCCATCCCAAAAGCTTCCTATTCTCTTTCCTACTCCTGTCATGAATTCATCATTTTTTGGCAATGTTTGATCTATAAAACTTTCTATTCTCTTTCCTACTTTTGACATAAAGCCATCATCCTTTGGTAATGCTTCTGTCATGCTACTCATAAACATTGGATCTGATGCGCAATAAGATGCCATAAAACTTGGTAAATACGATGCTGTATTTTTTGCTAATCTTTCAACAAACAAATCATTTTGTACTAATTCATTCTCGGCATAATTTGAAAAGAAACTTCCAATTTTATTTACAAAAATATATTTTTTTAATGTTACTTTTGTAATATCAATACTTTCCTGTCCCGGAAATAAATTTGTGGCATTAATTTTATATTTTTCAATGTCACCTAAAACTACTCTTGCAGTTTGCCCCGGGCCTATGGTTTTAATTGTGTTATAATCATCAATTTTTATCTTAACTCTACTGTTATCGTTGTTTATGACTTCTATTGCATCACAATCTTTTTCTATATATTCCGAATTGAAATCTAAAATTTCCGGAGTTGTATCTTCTGCCTTAGTAAATATTTTTGTTTCTTTAAAGACTAATGTATTATCATAAATCAATTCCACATGTGCTTTTTCATTTTCTGTAATCTTAGTCTCGTGTTCCTTTTCCTTAGTATCTATTTCCTTTTCACGTTCTTCCATCCACGAGGCAAGTTCCTTGTCCTTGTTTTCCTTCCATTCCTTATTTTCTGTGATTGTGTCAACTAGAAGTCCAAATTCATCTGATGATGTGATTTTTCCATCTTCCACCAGTGTATCTTTGACTACTGCCTTAAACTGTGCAGAATAGAGTATTTTATAGCTTTCTCCATCTTTTGCCACAACTTGTACTTCATACCATGTTGTTCCAACTGCTGCAGTGTCCTGACTTCCCACCTCGTACTCAATCTTGCTCTCATTTGTAATTTTTGCAGGATTGACAATAACTGTTCCGTCTTCCTTACATCCTCTGATAATTGCCATTGCTTCTTTAGGGTCAATTTCTATGGGTTCTGTTCCCTTACAAAGTTCAATTCTGAAAATTTTTGAATTGGCTTCCCCTTTTTTTAATTCAATCTGCCGTCTGCACCCTGCATACTGGGTGTCTAGCAGAATATCATAAATTATTACGTCCATATTTTTTTTACCTCCATAAAAAAAGAATAGCATAGCAAAGGAGGGTTATTACACCCCCCTTGAAACCAGCTATTCTTTATTCCACCTCTTAAGAGTTTTGTATGGACTGCTCTGTCCGGTATAAAGGCCCGTTCTTTTCAGCTGTCTTATGACTTCTGCCTTAGACATTTCATTTGCCTTATACTTTTCCTTTAATTCTTTCGTGAATCTGCTACGCATTCTTGACCTTGTTGTTTTATCCACCTCTTTCTTGCTGTATTCAGGATTTTTAATCTTAACACTTTCTTCCTGCTGTTTCATTATTTTATCAAATGTTTTCTTGTCGAAATCAGTCTGCTTAATAATCTTTTTCACACTGTTAGTCATTGTAACTTCATTTGTCTGTGCAAATTCGGTTAAGTCCCTGTTTTCTCTCTGCAACTTTGATACTGTGTATTTGGTCCAGCCTGTAGTACCTTCGTAGATTTTCTTTGCCTGCGCATAAGGTATTCCCATAACTACACTAAAGTTTCTAATAAGTTTCTCTGTGTCTTTTGCTGACACTTTATCAGTTCTTAGTCTTAATGCATAGTCTTGAATTTCTGACACAAACTCAGTAATTGCATCAAAGCCTGTTAAGGATATTCCGTAGTAAGCACTTTTATTAACAATTGATGAAACAAAGGAATATAATTCAGAACCTCCAACTATTGTTCCTGCAACGTTGGAATAGAACTGGTCTAATCCGTACTTTAATACATTTTCCTTTCTAAACTCATTTTCATCATCACCAAAATTCTTCCACTGTAGTAACATTAGAGCTGCTGCGGTCTTCATTATTCCAAGAACTGCTGCGGACACTATCTGTGATGCAACTGCCCTTCTTGCTGTTCTGTTTGCCTGCTTAACATCCTCTGCTGTTACTCCGTTAAGTCCATTCTTAAAATCCTGTCTGTATCTTCTTGCTGTGGCTATTGAATCAAACAGTATGTTATAGTTCTGCATTCTCTGTGTAGAGAACATTGTGAGTGCCTTTACCATTTCATTTTGAGACCTTAATACACCCGGTCGTTGCATTACTGTGTAGTTTGGCTGTGTTTCTTCAACAATCTTGTTAAATACTTTTGCTGTCTGCTTATAGTATTCATCACTGCCTTTTTCTAAATCCTTAAAGTTGTCACTTACATAGTATTGTGCAGCATACCACAATCTTCCTACTGTTGCCACATCCGCTTTTTGAATCCAACCGAAAAGATAACCGTTTGTCTTATCGTTAATCTTGTTATATATTCCATCTGCATTCTTTGCGTCGTGAATATCCTGTGATACGTTACCCAGATTTCTATACCATAAAAGCGGACTGTATTTATTAATTAACTCTCTGTCTGCTGATGAGATAACAAGTCCATGTTTTCCACCCTTGGCAAAAGCCTTCGCCAGATTCTTCCAGCCGACTGTAGGTGCAGCGGTGAAATAAGAAGCTGCCTGACCTGCTGTTACAGGAATATTAAGAGTTAATGCACTCTGTGCAACCTTACCTCTTGCCTTTGACATTATTCTTGAAGACCAGCTTCCGTCTCCACTTCTTCCACCAAACAAATCCTTTTCAAGATTTGACAGATAATTTGTAGCCTGCTGTCCAAGTCTTAATTCCAATGCATTCTTAATGTTTGTCTTATATCCATCCGTTGTATATCCCAAAATTCTGTTGTAGTTGTACTGTGGGATAAGGAAACCTACATAAGTTCCTGTTCCTGATATTGAATCATTAACAACATTTGTAATGTCTTCAAGGTAAATAGGCTTAGTTGACTTAACTCTGTCCTGCATAAACCCTGAATTTTCAAGATTTACCGCTCTGCTTCCCTTTCCTTCCTTACCTTTTGCCAGGTAATTGCTGTCTGTGTGGATTGGGAAATAGTTGTCTACTCCTGCTTTTTTCATTGAGTATCTCTTCATTGTAACTTCATTAATGGCATCCTTTGAATATTTGTCAAAGTATTCACTGCTACAATCAATCCACTTTTTAAGATATTCATCACCCTGTATGATTTCTTCAATGGTGTTTTTGATTTTAGCCATCTGCATTTTCCCACGCTCAATGATTTCTTCATGTCCGTTTTCAAGTTCTGCAATTTCAACATCCGTTGCTCCATGATCATATGCTTTTTGAATCTTCTGGCCAAGCTGTGCAAGTTCTGTTGAAACACCAAGCGCTCTTGTCTTATTCTGTGCGTATGACTTACTTCTATTTCCCTTGTAGTAATCCTTAAATTCAGGAATTGTAAAGCCACCATACATTGCATGTCTTAAGTTCTCTTCATTGAGCAGGTGCTTGTACACTGATAACATCATTCCCTTTGTTATTTCTACAGGCTTTCCGTTTTCGTCCACAAGTCCAATATCGACCTTTTCCTTTTTAAGTCTTGCCAAATTCTTCTGGTTGTTCTTGTCCGTTCTGTTTGATGTAACCTTATCAAATATGGTTGCTGCACCCTGCTCATATCTTAACTTGTCTCTCTGACCGTCATTAAGCATTTCTCCAAGCTGTTCCCAAACTCCATTCTTTGCATATCCTCCAATTCTCTTAAAGAATCTTGTTGGTGATAACTGCGAATTAATGAACGACTGTACAACGTTGTCGCTAACCTTTTGTCTCTGCACAAGCTCCTTATATGCCTTGTCAGATATTTCCTTAATGTTCATTTCATTTTCTTCGCCATCAATGAACTTTGTATCAAGAGTTTCATTCCACTTGGTTATTTCATTAGTAAGTAAATCAATGGTATCTTTTACCACATTGAGTTCCTGTACATTCATTGCACCAATAGGCTTGTCCTTTACGGTTTCCTTCATCTTGTCAATTTGTTCCATTACTGTTTGGCTGTAGTTACCTGCATAATCAGGATCTGTTTCTATTGCCTTGTAAAACTTTGAAAGTGCTTCCGTTCTTTCCTTTAACTGTTTATTCTTTTCAAATAATACTGTATATTCATTTACCAAATTCTGTGGAACTTTCGTATAGCCTGCCATTTCTGCCCTTACTTCATCAAGTCTCTGGGCTACATTCATTACATCCTGATTAAGTCCCTGTAACAAATCAACCGTACCATTCATAAACTTAGCAGGTATGTATTTCTTATTATTTGGTTTTTCAAGCCATTTGTTGAGTTTGTCTACTCTCTTAATAACTTTGTTTCTTGCTTCAATTCTCTTACGGTTTTCAACTTTCTGCTTTGCAGCATCCTGATAACGTTTCTGCATTCTGTCAAAACGTTCATTCTGTTTTGTTCGATACTCTTTAAGTCTCTGTGCATCTATATGTCTCTGCTTTGTAGCTGCTGCTTTATTCTCTCTCTCAACAAAGTTCTTAAGAGTTTTTGTAGATTCAAGTTTAAGCAGGTTGTTTTCGTATCTCTTCATCTGTATTCTGATACCGTTTGCCTGCTTCTGCAAATCCTTTATTGTTGATGTAGGCTTATTTCCCGGCATAAAATACATTTCCTTTAATGCACCGTTTACAACATCAAGTTTTTTATCAAGGTCATAGAGCTTGTCTATGTTGTCTCTATAATTCTTAATGTATTGTCTCTCTGTGTCATCCTTAATGGTGCTTTCCAATGCTGTTGCAAGGATTTCCCTGCTTGAATCTGTATTTCGGTCCTGCTTTAAGATTTTATTGACATCCATTTCACTTTTTGATATATTGTCCTCGGAAGAACCATTAAACATACTGGCTCCCTTAATTGAGTGAACGGTAGTATTGGTTCTTCCATTTATTTTTGTTGGCGTCATATCAGCTATATCATACAAATGAATATTTCCAAACTTATCTGCCCCCATTACAACTTTCACTTTATAATCATTTCCAAGAACTGACACATTCAAATAACCATATGCAAAATCAACTAAATGTTTGTTATTAGTATTTGTATACTTTTTTTCAACGTTTTTCCAGTTTTTTGCATTGTCTATTATTTCCATTGCATTTTTACTCATTCTTAATTTGTCTAATCTTATCTGATTATTGTTATGTAAGTAATATGTCATTGTTCTATTTCTGACAAATTCATTCTTGTCATTTTTGTTCATAGTAAAAATATTATTTTTGTTTTCTATTCCACTTTTAAATATGCTTGTGAGAACTTTTTTTGTTACAGCTTCATAATCATCTTCATTCACCCCTTCCAATATATCTTCGTTAATTTCAACATAATCCCTTCCATCAGCATCCTGTCTAACCTGATAACGAATATCTTCATTGCTGGTAGGATTAATATTATCTGCATTTTTAAACTGATTTGATTCAAATGTTACATACACTTCTCCATCATTATACTTATCTTTTGCTATGAATCCGTCATAACCAAGAACTTTTCTTACTGTTCCTAATATACTTTTATCTCCATATGCATTTGATATTTCCGCAATAAGGTCAGCATCATTATCATTCTCAAATACCGCATTTATTGTATCTCTAAGTGCATTGTTATACCATTGTTTTGATGGATAACCAACTCCTGTAGTATCATAATTTGATAATATATCATCACCTGACGGATCTAATTTTTTTAGAAGTTTCTTTATTTCACTCTTCTTAAGAGTTCTTTTATCTAACGATAACGGTTTCTCGATATTAACATAACCAGAAAGTATATTGCCATTTTTATGGCTATATCCCATTGCTTTGCTTTTTGAGTCAGTAAAGTAAAATCCGTAACCCTCTGCGCTACCTACAGTTCCTATTTTTGAGTGGTCGAATATCGTAAAATCATTAGGGCTTCCATGATATACTCTTTTAAGATTTCCCTCATTTGTTCTAATTAGGCTTTTCTCAAAATATTTTATCTGTTCTTTTGATAATTGTTTACCTTCACTATCCATAGATGGTTGAATGTCTAAAACCTTTAACAAAGCTGAATAATCCTCTTTTTCAAAATCAAATTCTGCTTTACCCCTTTTATTCAGATTATCCATTATATATTGTTTTAAGACAGTTCCATTTTTTAAATAGTTTATAGGTAAATAATTTGAACTTAAATTAAACAATTCATTCCATTGAGCTTCTGTAAAAGATGGTAAGGAATTGAATTCAAGCCATTTGTATTGACTTCCATCATTATGTGTTTTTGCTTTAAATTCAAATGGGGTTGATTGTTCCTTTACATCATTGCCTGCATCTATGTCCTGCTTTAAAATTTCATTGTCATTTTTATTGTTTTGAGATATACTTTCTTTAAGAGATGTTGCAGAGGCATTGGACTTTTGAGTTTTTCTCAACTGATCCAAATATCCCTCTGTAACATCTTTTATTTGTGTTATATCTTTAAATAGTCTTCCATTTTTTGTTATTGGAATATTTATTACTCCCTCAAACATAAAATTATCCACTTTAAATAATGTCTTATAATAATCAAACCCTCCTTTATTATCCGGATGTATATGTCCATCCCTTCCGTCTGGATAATTACCTAAATATTCACTTATTTTTAGCATATTATCTAATTCTGACGATGCTTTCATTTTACTGTCGTATATATAATCTTCTTTTATGGGTTTTCTTGGATGTATATATTCGCCCTTACCTTCGGAGTTCACATAAGCATTTTTACCTGGTACCCCAATTACTTTTCCTTGAAATTTTTCAGTTATTATTTCCTTTGCAATCTTTGGAAAGTCCTTTCTATCACGTCCCTCAAATTTTTTCTTTTCAGAAGTAATTTCTACATACTTTGTGCCATCTGGCATTTCTCTTATCATTTTCTGTGTGTCTATGTTTTTTAAATTAGCTGCATTACTTTCTCCGGCACTTTTCACTGCTTCACTCCAAAGTCCTCTTAACTCCTCTGCATAATTCTGTAGCATTTGTGCTTCCTTTGAGATGGCACTGTCCTTTATGCTTCCATCAGGGTTCAAGATTTCCTTACATGCCTTTATTATCTTGTTGCAGAACTGGTCTATTTTTGTTTTGATTTTTGCAAATAGTCCCGCATCCTGTTTTGCAAGTGCCTTTATGCTCTCGCCATCTGTGAGCATTGCTTCACATCCTCTTGCCACAAGTTCACTTTTTGCAACATCCTCGCTGATTTTTCCACCATTTTTCTTGATTTCATCAGCAATAAGCTGTTCAATGCTCTTTCCTGTTTCATCTGACAGTTTGTTGAAAACAAATTCCTGAAGGTTTGCATATTCAGCAGGTGCCAGGTTTTCTGCGTAATGGGTTAATTCATGTGCCAATGTGACAACCATTAAATTGTTTCCTTCTGTAGAACTAATCATACCTGCGTTAATATCTATTCTTATTTTGTTCTCTTTTCTGTTATAACTTCCGTTTTCTCCCTGATACTTTCCGTTTTCGTTCTTTTTACTTTCAAAGAACTCATAAGTTACACCTGTTACGTCTGACAAAGTGTTTGCCAAATCAACTGCTGCTCTCTGTGTATCGTTAAGCATTTCAGGGGCAACATTATCAAATACAACTTTTCCCTTGTTATTATTGTTTGTGATAACTCTGCTCTGCTCAATTTTCTGCTTATATTCGGCTTTTCCACTGTCAAATGCACGAGCAATGGCATCTGTATTTAAAACGTTTGTAAGTCTTTGATTTTTTAGTGCTGATTCAATACCAAGGTTCTCATTTCCATATCTGTAAGCCTCATTGTAGTACATTGCAAACTTTGCCGGTGAAAGATTTCTGTTTTCCTCGTATGATCTGAAAAATTTCTGTCTGTCCTTTCCTTCATACTGATTTGCAAATTCACTTAATTCTGCTGTCTTTCTGTCAACAATAACGTCGTCAATGTCGTATGTCTGTCTTGTGTCAGTATTTACCTTTGTTCTTCCGTCTGTTCCAACAACAAGTGATAAAATATTAAACTTTGTATCTTCATCAGAAACAAGACTTGCCTTTCCATTTTCAACAACTCTTCCTTCGTTCATCTTCTCTGCCACGTTTTCGTTTACGTTATTTTCCAACTGCTCCTGCTGTTTCTGAATGTTCTGTTCCTTCTCTGTCTTTAAGCTCTTGCCTTCACTAAGCCCTGCTATTTTCTTCATTCTGTCAATGTGTTCTGCCTGCTGTGTCAGGTCAACATTATCAAGCCATTCCACTGATACACCACTGTTTTTTGTCTTAATGTCTCTCTTAACCTGTTCATATGCTTCCTTATACTCTCCTGCATCAATGTCTTTTTTGCTTCCAATGTTTTCCACTGTTTTAACTGCAAGGTCTTTTGCTTCATTTTCAGGCACATTTAATTCCCTTAAACGTGATTCAACTGCCGGAACCATTGCTTCATCAAACTTTTGAACTGAGTTTTGATATTCATTTAGTTCTACTGCATTGGAAAGATAGCCTACTTCTTCCGGTGATTCAAAATTGATATTTTTCATCAGCTGATACACATCACTGGTCTTGTCATAGTTATTTTCTATGTAATCTTTAAGTTCCACGTCTTTCTTACTCTTAATTATTTTCTCGCCTTTTTCTGCTATCTCCATGTTTGCTGAATTTTTAAAATGGAAATATCCAGCCGTAGGCAGTGCAAAAAACAAACCACCAAGCATACCACCGCCAACATTCATTGCTATTCTTTTAGCCATATTCTTGTCTGTCTGCTTCTTTGCTTCGCTTTCAGACATTCCCTGGTCCATGTACTGCTTTAATGCCATGTTGTAATCTGATAAGTCACCATTTACTGCACTGTCCCATAGAATGTTTGCTATTTCAGTAAATCCTTCCTCACTTCCTTCAATCATTGATGATTTTGCTACACCTTTCAACATGTTCTTTAATCCCTTTTTTGACATGTTCTTTCGCACATCAATCAGTTTATCAAGAGATACCTTCTCAAACAGACCTTCAAATATTCCTGCTCCTACTCCTGTTGCTATGGCATTTGAATCTGATGCTCCCTTGTCATGTGCGTCTATCATTGCACTGCTTGCGGCGGATGAACCAAGCAGTACTGTTGTTGCTCCCGGAACCAACATGTTAAGTGGTATTGTTGCTACAGAATCAGACATACTTGCAAATGCGTCATACACAAATTTTCCCACTTCATTTCCAATATCATCCTTTACACCTTCTCTCAACTCCTGTGTATTCTTTGATACTCTGTTAGGTGCATTATTCCAATCCAATGGTTTTTCCGAGCCAAACAACTGCTTCATTCTGTTCCAGGTATTGCTTACTGCTCCCATTCCACCTGTCAACGACATAGGAACAGACAGGACTGTTCCTGCAACCGGATGTTTTCTTCCGAACTCTCTGTATTCTTCCTGTTGCTGTTTTGCTATCTCTTCATTGTTCTTTGCTTCTGCATATCCTACCACTGCATCTGCTTCATTATTGTTAAAGCCATACTTCTTTTTCAAATTGTCGTAGAGTGTAGTATCATCTGCTCCTGATGTTACAATTCTGTTAAGTTCTGTCTTATCCTGGTCGTCCAAAAGGTTATAGTTATGCTCCTGCTTTAGCTCCATGTACTTCTGGTTATAGTTCTTCTGAAAGTCCAGTGCCAAGTCCTGCTGTTCGCTCTGTGACTTTGAATTATCAAACTTATTCTCATATTCATCATACAATGCCTTGTAATCTTCGTAATTATCCTGAATTGTAGATTTGGCATATTTATCAAGGTATTCTATCTGATTATTTCTTTCTTCACTGTTCTTCTCCCAATCATTTACCTTTTTATCCATATTGAGCAGATTGTTTCTTGCTGTGCTTACGTCCATGTGGTTTAAGTTTGTGTTTTTCTCATATCCACGCTGTTCGCTGTAGAATCCCTTGTTGTTGTCTTCCATCCAAGTTAAAAATCCCTGTGCGGTCGGTTTTTCGCCCTCTGACAGACTGCTAATATATTCTTTTCCTGATGGGTATTTATCAATGGTTTCCTTTAACTGCTGTTCATATTCATTTGTCTTTAGCTTGTTGATGTAGTCAGACTTATCCTTATATGACATTCCATCTACAGACTGTTTCCATACTTCTGTATTTGTTTTTCCGTATTTTGCATAGTCTCCATACTTGTTAATTATGTCATTATACTTATCTATTTCTGCTGCTCTTTTCCACCCATCTGAATTTTCGTGATTTCTCTTTAGATTTTCCTTTGCATATCTTCCATGCGCACTGTTATCATTCTGCATCTTCATATACTGCTTATATGCTCTGCTGCCTTCGTCGTCTCCTGTGTCAAGTTCCTTAATTCTACTCTTAGCAGTCTCAACAGCATTTTTATAATCATTGTCTGTTGCCTTTTCGCTCTTAAGTCCTTCCAATATCTGATTGTATATTTCTGGCTTTCCCTCTCTCTTATACTGCGCCTGTTTATCGTTTAATTCATCAAAGGATAGATTTCTATTCTGGTTGTATATGTTGTAATTGATTTTTTGGAATTTATTCGGTGTTTTATTGTTCTGTGTTGGAATTGTAGGTGTTACATCCGAAAAAGCTTCTTTGATGGTAGTTTCCGGGGATAGCACACTATCCAAGTGTGAATTAACATTGTTAAGATAATTTGTAGCCAAATCAATGTTCTTAACCATCTTCTTGTTTCCCTCATTGGCATACATCTGTCTCATTCTCTGTGCCTGCTTAAGAAGATTGGCTGACTGTATGCGCTGTTTACCAATGTTTCCATTTCCGCCACCATTATTTAATGTGTCTGTTATGTTCTTTCCGACAGTAGAAGCTGAGGCGAAAAATTCATTCGCCTCAATAACTCTGTTTCTTTTTTCTGCTTCCCTGTACTGCTCTAATGATATTCCTGACATTTGTTTCTCCTATTTCTTCTTATTTTTGTTCTTACTCTTGTTTTTATTCTTATTACTTCCGTAAGTCTTCTTTATTCCGTTATTTATTGCATCCGCTAAGTATGTTTTGTATTTACCGTAGGTTATATCTTCCTTCTTATTGTTTTCTTTATTTTCTTTTTCCTTGTCAGCTTTCCATTTGTACCAACTTTTCAATTTATCTGTTCCATATAATCCATATGAGGCCATCAGTCCTTTTGCTGTTTCATATTTTCCTGCTGCTGAACCTGTTTCAGATGCTGTTGGTAATTTTGTAGTCGGCTTAGCATACGTCGGCTTAGCATAAGTTGAATTAATGGATGTATTTGTACTGTTACTATAGCTGTTTGTGTTTGAAGTCTCGCTTGATGTCTGACTTGATGTGTCTGTCTGTTTTGAATGGGACACTGCGTTTCTGTTCCACTCGTTGTTATATTTATCGCTATAGTAACTTCTGTCATTTGAATAACGTTGATATGCTTCACTGTCTAATCCCTGATACAAGCTGGCTTTGTTATACAGGTTCTGTGTTTCTGTGTCGTAATTACTTCTTGCCTGCTGATACAGTGTAGGCACAATGTCATTTAGCTGCTGCAAATATGAGTTGTATGCCTGTTGCCCTGCTGTTACTGCGTAACTATTACCATAGCCCCCTGAAAGTGTTGCAGCACTTCCCACTGTGTCCTGCATTGCCTGTTGTCCTAATGCCTTGTATTTGTTTGCGTATTGCTGATACAACGCATCCTCGTTTAAGTCATATTCAAATTTTTTTCTGTTATTAATCTGACCTAATGTGCTGTTAAGCTGATGATCATACGGACTATTAAATCTTTTTTCTGCTTTCTGTAATGCTCTTTGTGTTCCATTTGACACGTGGCTTGTGTTCCAGCTTAGTCCGTTACTATTCGATACACTGTTACTGTAGCTGTTTGATGTGCTTGTCTGATTTTGCACGTCTGTCTGATTGGTTGTCTGCTTTGTCTGCCCCGTAAGGTATCTCTTTTTAATTATTCCCGCCAATTACTTTTCCTCCTTAATGTTTAATCTGCTCTTAATTGAATCCGTCATGTTATCCTCGTCCAGTGCCGTAAACATGTATCTTAACTGTGAATGTAAATTACAGATGTACGAATTAAGAGCACTTACATCCCTTGCATTATCTCCGGTTAATCCCGGTGGTTCTTCCATCTTAAAAGTTGCCATGTCTTACATCACTCCCTTCATACACACTTCTCTGAATGTTATGGATAAGGCATTTGCCCTTTCCTTCAAACCTTAATCTGAACTTTTCACACCTGCATGGTCTGAATGGCACGCTTACTGCTCCCTCGCCTTTTCTTCCTTCGTGTGTAAAAACTTCCTGCCACTCACTGTCATTGTCATACTTAACTTTAACAGTAAGAAAAGCTCTTTCCTGCAATTCATATCTGATTCCAAGTCTCTGAATGTATTTGGCATTAACACTTCCTTTTTCAATTGGTCCTGTCTCTGCGTACCATTCAAGCCCTCTGTTGTATATAATCAAATTACCTACTGCAACATTCTCTTCTATTTCCATCTTCTTTGTGGCTGACGGCAGTTTCTTTGTAATGTCTTCAAGTCCGTCAATTCTGTACACCATTGAATCAGTTCTCCTAACTCCACACACTGTTGCTCCAAACTTGAAGAAAAAGTCCGGTCTGAAATCATCCTCTATGTGCCACATTCCCTTGTCACTGTCATATACAAACAGACGTGGTTTATCATTTTCCAACATTGACACAAAATACTTGCTGTCGCTTGCTGAAGCTACTGCATTCTTAAATTTCTTTTTCCCAAGTTCTTCTGATATGGTTGTTACATTACTGCCATCAAATCTCACTATTCCTTTTCGTGCTTTATAATACATTGCTCCATTAAGATAAATTATGGATTCCGAGCTTCCCTTTTCTATTCCCTGAGAAAATATCTCGCTGACCTGATAATTTGATGGTTTTGAGCCATACATAATGATGATTAAATCTTCCTTGAAGAAATACGGTGTTCCCTTATATGTGCAACATCCAGTGAACTCTCCATCACTGCCAATGGTTACTGCATACGAATCTGTGGATATTCCTGCATAGGAATACCAGTTTGTTGGGTCACCCTGTTTACACGCATATATTTCATGTGCGCTGTTAGAACATCCCCATATACGGTTATCTGCTACTGTCAGGTAATCCATGTTTGGCATTTCCCTTTTTAATGTTGCGACCTTGAAACCTTTTGCTTTTCCGTCATTTGGCATACTGTACAAAAATGTGGCATAATTTAAACACGTCTGTAACTTAACACCTTCATCTGCGTCACTTGTAGCAGAATCTGAGTAGTAAGCTATTGAGTAGTCTTTTTCCTTCATTACATATTCCAAAAAATCTATTCCCGTGTTAGAAAATACAAATCCAACATCATTGTTTTTTCTTAACACCTTTTCAACCTTTATTGGAGTTGCAAACTTCTGGTAAAAGTCGTAAGTGTTATTGGACGTATCTCCCTTCTTTAATACTGTTCCTGCCAAATTTGAAACCTCTATCTTTACAAAATCCCCTTCTTTTATAGAATCTGCTATTTTTTTTGCTTCATCTGCTGTTTTCATCTGTATGTAGTATGTCAAATATAAATTCGGGCTAGTCCACATTCCTGTGCTGTCGTTGTAATATTCAATCGCAATCTTATGTTCAGAAGTAATCGGACAGAATCCCAGTTTATATTTACCACCCCAAGATGCAACATATGCCCTTATTGAACTCTTTGCACCTGCAACCGCATTAACTGTGCTGACAAAATCCGGATATATTACTTTGTTTGCATCTATAAATGCCTTGACTTTTTCATTTGCATCCTGTTTTGATGTTGGTATTTGAGACGCATTCATTTCCATTACTACATATGGATTCCCATACTCATCCGACAGATAAATTCTACTTTTCTTTGCATCACTTGTTTCTACATTTTCTGTTGATATGTCAATTTTCTTTTTATACTCCATATTAGACACTTTTCCGTCCTTGGTGTTGTACATTATCTTATCAGGCATTATTACAATGTATGCCCCGTAACCTAACAGTTTCTTTTTACTGTTGGCAACTGTAAGTCCGTTTATGGCTGTTCCGTTCTTATACATCTTTGTGCCGACTACTGTATAAAGTGTTCCATTAACAGTTATTGCTCCGTTAAAGTTGCCTGAAAGTTTATACTGTTCTCTTATTTTTCTCTGCCCCAATGCCGGGTAATAATCTGATGTCATGTTTTTCATGTCCTTAAAATATCCTTCCGGGATATACACATTGTCATTGATTCCATTAAATGCATCAAGATTAACTGTTCCTGCCTTTATTGGCTGTAATTCAGGTAATTTCATTCTTTCCTCCTACACTTCAAAATTTCCATGCCATATTGGCATGTGTGTTCTGTGATAATGGTTTTCAAATTCCTGATAGCTTGCGTTAAACAATGCCATGTGATTACTGTATCTGTCATACTCTCCATTACTCTTGTCTATCTGTGCTTCTATGTAATACAAGTACACATCAGTGTATGGGCCATATGCGTACAGTTTGTTTTCTTCCTTTTCGTCAGGGTCTTCGTGTGTGTCTATGATGTCCTGCTTTATCATTTCTTCCACTTCATCAATCCACTTAACCTTGTCCTGTCTGTCAAAGGTGTTCTGGTACATTGAATCTACCTGTGCTATCACCTCTTCTATTGTTATCTTCCTCATATCTTTCTCCTTAACTACAAAAGGCGAATGACATTAAGCCATCCGCCTCCTTCTTATGATTTATTCAAAGCTGATTTTAGTTTGATGTGTTCTCTTCAATAAACTCTGCTGCTTCATCCTTTGCAAGTTCACTGCAAAGATATACTTCATACAGATATTTAGGAATTTCAACTTCAACTCCTCTCTGAATCTGCCAAGCCTTACCGTTTACTATGAGTACAATGTCCTTGTCTGCATCCTTTCCTCTAAGGGCCGGGAAACGGACACTTATCATTTCAACATCATTATCATCATCTTTTAAGAAAGCTTCTGCTTCCTTTTCTGATGCCTTTTCCGCTTCTGCTGCTGCTTTCAAAAGTTCTTCTGTCTTTAACTTAGAGTCTTCTGCTTCCTGCTTTGCAGCTTCCTTTTCCTTTAAGGCTTCCGCCTTTTCAATTTCTGCCTGCTGTGCTTTCTGCTCTGCTGCATCCCTTGCAGCTAAAGCATCAGCTAATTCCTGTTCTAACTGTTCCTTTGTCTTTGCCATCTTCTATCCTCCTAGTTTGCTTCTGCAATTGAGCTAAATTCTGCTGAACAACACTCTACTCTTAAAATTCCTAACTGATTAAGGATTTTTGTAACATAACCGGTAACTTTCCAGCCTACTGTTCCTCTCTGGTTTAATGGGTCTTCTGTTCCACCTGAACCTAACTGTTTAACAATAGTTTCCATATTGCCACCTTCAAGCTGTACATCACCGTATGCATCTTCACCGAAGAATAAACAGCCATATACTGCAAGTCCCGCAGGTGTGGCACCTGTTGATGCTGATGAATTATTCCAAATCTTTGCGTTTGTTGATACGACGAATCTTACACCGTAAAGTTTTCCGATTTCTCCTTCAAAAATCTTCTTAACGTTATCTCCGTAACGGTTAATGTCAATGAATAATGGATGTGTTGTCACATCATTTTCAATGTCCGGATGAATGATTGCAACGTATGAGCCATCAATTGGTCTGATGTTGTTTCTCTTTAAGATTGTCTTTGCAATTGAAATAACCTTAGGTGTCATTGTACATGTTGCATCAAGCTCTGCTCTTGTTGTTACCTTTGTTCCGTCTGATTTTGGAGCAAATAATACGTTTGTTCCTGTAATCATTTCGTTTCTCGCTACAATGTCTAATGTATTCGAACCCTGTTCGCCATGTAACTTTATAAGCTCTAATACGATAGGGTCGATAGTTTCCATTGTTACTCTGTCACTGATGGCTGTATAGTCACCATACTGCTCTGTATGTGCCTCAATGATTTCTAATTTAGGCTTCTTGCCTACAGGTGTTACACCTTCCTGTAATGGAGTAAGTGCAGGTGCATAACTCTTAAACTGTCTCCAGCGTGGGTTCTGACCCTGTCCTTTAGGTAAAGGTGCGTGTTTTGCAAACTGTGCGTGAATTAAGTTTGGAGTTGAACGTCTTAATAACTCCATGTCATAATTCTTTTTCATATCCTTGGACATTTCACTATCAGATGTTAGTGCAGGGTCCAAAGCAAAGTGCTGTAAGTTAAATGCTAATTTTGTGTTTCTGTTCATTTCTTTTTCCTTTCCGATACTACAAATATATCTTTTCTCCATTCATTACCCTTTGGTAAATCTTGTCTCTTTCTTCCTCTGTCCAGGATTCGGGGTCCTGCTTAACCTGAACTGCCTGACCGGTTGTTGTTCCTTCAACAGTCCTCTTCTTATTAGCCTTAACGGAATTTGCAACCTTATTGGCTGTCTTCTGTGCAATAATGCTTCCTGCTCTAGCCTGTATTTCATTAAGATGCACCACCTCGTATGCATCCTTAACAGGAATACCAACTGCAATCAGGTGTCCGAAGTTTTCGTTTGCCATTTCACTGTCAATGTCAAATTCGGGATATGTTTCCTTTACTTCCTCTGCCTGTGCCAATATGTTCTGCCATGCTTCTGCATTCTGCATGTCCTTTTCTCTCTGTTGCATTGTTTCAGCCAATACCTTATTCTGGCTTTCAATTGACTTGATATGTTTAAGTGTTGGAATATCCACACCTCTTTCAACTGCTTCTGCTTCATACAATGCATCATCATTTACGATAGCGTCTGTTAATGCGCTAATGTCTGTTGCATCTTCCACTCCGTACTTTTCAGCCAAAACCGACAATGCCGGAGCAAATGTTGTAAACTTTTCTTCCACATCCTTGCTGTTACGGATCCGTCTCTGCACGATTTCCTGCATCTTGTTCGAAAAGTCCTCTTTATACTCTCCCTTGATTAATTCATCAAAGGTTGGCTTATGCTCTTTTGGTTCTTCTGATTCTTCCGGCTCTTCGACCTCTTCTTCCTCTGTTCCATCTGTTACCTGTTTGCCGTACTTGATTTCCGGCTCCTGTGCGGCGTCCACAGTTCCTTCGCCCGCTCCTTCTCCTCCTGCAGTTGCGCCTTCTGCAAAAAATTGAAGATTAAATTTGAATAATGACATATAAAATGCCTCCTTTTCTGTGTTTTTTGAGAGGTACGACCTCTTTCTGTTCTCGATTATATACAAAAACGGGAGGGCAATTACACCCCCCCTGAACTCTTTATGGTTCTATGCTTACATTTACGTTGTTTGGATATTCATTTTCAAGAAATCCCAAACCTGTTCTTACATAGTCTGTATTCACTTCTGAATCAAATTCTACAGTTATCTCATCATCCGTATACGTCTTTACTTCTATGTCTGTCTTATTAACCTCACAAAAGGTGAATATTAATATACTGACTGCTGCACACACTATGTCTTTTCCTGGCTTGTCATATCCTGCATGTCCCTTAACCTGCAACATATTCTCTGTTAATTTCGCTTTAATCATTTGTTCTCCTATTCATTTACCTGTGTTGCTGCCTGTGCCTGTTCCCTTGCTCTCTCACTAAAAGGATGCTCACTGTCCTCTTCAAGTGATACTTCCTGTGCCGTCTGTCCTGTTCCCACATCTCCCTGCTCATTAAATGATTGTGCAAGGTCCTGTGACATTGTTGTTCCCTTTATCTGGTCTACAACTGCTGCTAACTGTATCATTTGTTGCTTTAACTGAACATTTTCCTGATACAATGTGGCATTCTGCTGTATTTTGGATGTAATATCTTCCTTGTGTGCAAAATCCATTGCATCAAGACACGTAAGCGCAACATCTCCATTTTGTGGAGCAAAAAATCCCATATTGTAAAGTTGTAATGCTAACTCATTCTGACTGTTCTTTGAGTATGGATTAGCTTTCTGTGCTGTCACTTCAATGTCGAATGTTGGCACTCTATAGCCTGCTTCAACGTCAAAGTCGCTTTCCTGCTGTTGTTCCTTAATGTTTTCATTGCTGTATGAAACATACTCATATCCTTTCTTGCCCAGGATTCTAAACTGTCTTGGAACGTCATAGAACTGTCTTATTAATTCAATAACCATTGTTATTAAGTCACTGTAGGCTTCATAAGCCATAAGGTTCTGACTTCTTGATGTCTTGCCTGCACTTTCCTGTAATGCTGATATGGCACTTCCTGATGTTATCCCACCACCAACATTTCCTCTTGCCACATCTGTATTCCCTGTTGTTTCCTTCATCTCGTTAATCTTGTCATTAATCTTCTGAATTGCTGAACCATTCATTTCTGGTCCCGGTATTTGTCTTAGTTTTAATTCATCAAGATTACCTGTTACGTGTACAAGGCTTTTTCTCCAGTTAAGAAACTCTTTTTCGTTTACTTCTGCGTTTTGTCCTACAAACCATCTTGGTGTTGCGTTCATTAACGCATTTTTCAATACAGCCTGATCTAAAAGGTCTATGTACTTCTGTGGTTCTTTGCATATGTCTATGTACGAGAAGCCATAAAGGCTGCCTTCGATTGGGAACATTACTTCAACCACAAAAGGATATTTACCATGATCATACCAACCACGTTCCGCAATACTTTCTTCTCCTGTTTCCTGCTCTGTTACTTCCGTTAGTGCTTCACCTGTTTCAGGATTTACCATTGGTTCACCTGTTTCAGGATCTGTCAACTGCTGCTCTGCTGTTTCTGTTGGTCTTTCTGTGTCATTTTCTGATGCATATATAACTTCCTCACCCACGTACTTAACGTAGTGTACAACGTTTCTTCCGTTCTGCCATTTCTTGTAATACCATTCAATAACCGGTGTCTTGTCTGTTGTGTCAATGTTGTCATCATAGATGTATTCTGCCTTTGTTATTGCTCTTCCACCTAACTTGCCTTTAAGCTGTGGGTACATCTGCTCCAGTTTGGAGTTTGAAACCAAATTGACGTGAAATACGTTCTCACTGTCCTGAATGTCCGTTATCCCCGGCTCCCAAAAGAGATTTAAACCATCTATGTTCTTGATTGTAATGTCTCCAAGTCCGTTTAACTTGCTTCCATCCCAAAATACACCATAGATTGCCGCACCATCTTTTAGTATCTTCCAGTTTTTTGTTGAGTATACCTTTTTGAATCCGTTCTGCTCCAACACTACCGGTACTATTGACGACAGTTTCTTTGCTTCCTGTTTGTCTCCTTCTTCCCTTGGTAGTATGTTCGGTTCAGGATAAGCATCCATATAGTCAGCATACTTTGACATTATGCAGTTAAACAGCCACGCTGATGTTGGTTCTGCTTCATCTGTCTTGTTGTCCTGCCTTCTGATTTCTTCCCAGTGTCTTCTCTTCCACCACTGTTCGTTCTCAATGATTCTTCTTTCAGTGTTTGCCTTACCATTCTTGTATTTAAGCATTATGGCGGTTGCTTCCATAATCTCTTTTCTGCCTATCGGCTGAACTGCTGCTTCACTTACCATTCTTTCCCTGTCAGACATTACCATGTCACTTGATGGTGTCATTGTATCTGTGTAAGTCTGGTCTCTTAATTCCTTTTCTGCTTTCTTCACTTTCTTTCTCGCTTTCTTTTTCTCAAAATAATTCATCTGTTACTCCTTGTTAAACATGTTTAATGGGTCTTCTAAACGTACCTGCTTTTTAACTGTTATTGTCGGACTTATTGGTCGCATCATACAAAAATATCTTGTTTCGTCTGCAATGTGGTCTTCCTGATCTGAATTAACGTCTTCCGGATTGGTTTCTGAATATTCAAGTGCAGGAATTGTTCTGATAAATCCCTTGCAGTTCTTGAAGATGTACATCATTGGGTAGCCATTGTCGTCAAACTGTAATCGATAATGTAACTGCATCCAGCCTGCTATTCTCTTATGGTCTCCAGGTTCAAAATAGATTCCATAACGCATTGCTGTTTCCGCAACACTCTCTCCCCTTGATGTGTCCCATATTGCAGGGTCTGCTACACCTTCTATCTTCTTTCCCTTAAGCCAAGGGTGTTCATTTTCAATTCTTGCTATTTCTTCAAACTGCTTGTCTGCCGTTATTTTAAGGCCCACGTTCTCCTCTTCTGCCTTACAGCCATAATATTCCATTATTCTGTACATACAGCCGTCATAGTCCACAGCCCACCACGCACAACTAAATGGTTTTGCATAACCAAAGTCATAGCTTCTGTATATCTTCCAGCCTTTCGGAATCTCGAACGGATTGATAACGTGGGTCCACTGTCTGTCCTTGTAATGTTTAGGTGAATCCCTGAATTCTTCAAACACCTGTCCTTCGTATACATCCCACGAGCCATCAAGCCAAGCCTTACGTCTTGCCGGTGGTAATGCTTTAAGCTGTGCTATGTATTCAGGGTTGTGTTTCATTAATGCCTGATTATCTTTTACACCTGATTGTATGAACTCATAATCATCCGGGTTTTCCCCATCAACATATCTTTTATCAATAAAAATTCTCTTGATGTATGCATGTCCTCTTCCTCCCGGGTTACAGGTAAAGTACACTCTCTTTGGGTAATCATTAACACCTCTACAGCAGGCTGTAATGTCCTTCATCATTTTTTCGGTCAACTGCGTTGCCTCGTCAATGTATATGATGTCATATTCTGCCCCCTGGAGCTTATCTGTGTCCTTTTCCTTGTCACAGTACATAAATGATATTGTTGCACCATTCCAAAACTTAAACTCTTTATTTGTTGAGTTATATTTACATAATTTTGCCTGAATGAGTGGTTGTAATAATTTGTTAAAATTATCAATGTGATTTTTCTTCAACTCTGGAAATGTTCGCCTGATTATCAGTTGCTTTATGTCTCTGTAGTTAAGAGCCATTATTATAGCCTTGATTCTGACTGCAAAGCTCTTTCCTCCGCCTCGTGAGCCACCATATCCCACATATTTCTTCGTACAATTCAAGAATTCCACCTGTTTTGGTTGTGGTTTGGGTAATTTAAGTGTTACATTAGCCATTTTTGTTCTCTTCCTCCTGTTCGAATACTACTTTTACGTCATTATCCGTATCTGCTGCGTTCTTCTGTTCGTTTTTGACAAATGCCACAAGGTTTGCAAGTTCCTTAAGGCTTGTTGTCATGTCTTTCACTGCTCTGGTGTCTACTTTGTCGTAAATTTGCTCTGTGCTTTCAATTCCATCCGACAGTACATAGCGGTTGAACTGTTTTTCATCATCCATTGCCTTTTCAATCACTCCGAGCATCCTTCCGGCACTGTTTATAACACGTGAAAATTCATCTGCTTTTTTCGTCGAAATTCTATTCATGGTTTTTTTGAAAATTTTGTCCCCAAGTTGTACCCTCTTCTGTTTCCAGTTTTCTTCCTTGCCTGCTGCAGCTATCTTTTTCAGGGGAAAATTATACTTATCCGCCAACTTCCGATACGACATTTTCGGATCAGATACATATTCAGTCTTTATAAGACTTAATATGTCTTCGTCTCTTATCTCTTTTTTCTTTGCCATGTGCTTCCCCTTTCTTTTTGCTAAAATTTTACACACAAAAAGAGGGGCAATAACACCCCCCTTGAATCCGGGAAAAATTTTTACTGTTTTTTGGCTTGTTTTTGGTACGACAAAAAGACAGTGTTTCTACTATTACCCCATTTCAGGGTTAAACCTGTCTGTTCTATGTGAATGTATTCAATATTTTGCTTCCTCTATTGCACGATAAATCTCACATTTTTCAAAATGCTTACAACAGAATATATCCAACTGCTTGTCTCTGTCTTTGTTATTTCTGTATGTCTGTATAGTGCTGGTACAGTCATCACAAACACCTTCACAGTAGATTTTCTGTTTCTGTAGGTTCTTGAAAAAAGGACACTTGACCTGCAATGCCTTACTTTCCTGTTTCATTTACACCCCTTACGATATTCTTCTAAGCACTATTGTTTGTGACGGATAACCGGTCTTGTTGCTGATTCCATAGTAGCAATAGTCAACGTCAATTATGTATTTATCCCTATACTCCTTTGGTACTCTTGGATTAGGTGATAATTTCTTTAGATTGCAAGGTCTGATTTCATCAGGTTCAGGTCTTTCAAGATTTCTTGAACACGAATATCTCTGTTTTCCTGCCTTGGCTGTTCTAAATGTCTTGTCGGTTTCCTTAATGAGATAGCTTGCTAATTCTTCTACTCTGTCATTCGCATACAGTGGTGACCAGTTAGTGTTATATTTCCATTTCTTGATTACAACTCTTTGCACATCAGGAAAATTGTTGATGATGATGTGGTGATGTATTGCAACACCCTCATATTCAGTAATGTGAACATACTTAAAAACATAATTATGCTTCTTGCAATATCTTCTAATGCACTTGATGAAGTTGAGCAAAAACTTATGCGCCTGCTCTGCTGTAGGTCTGTTATCTTTATCGTATGTCAATGTCAAATGCCAATCATCTTCTGTGAAGTTACATTTAATCAGTCTTCTTAATTTCTTCTCTGCAATTTTTCTATTATGCTCCTTCATCTGTTCGGCTGTTGGCTTTTTACGTCTTTGTCTCTTTTCTCCTTTTTTTCCAAAGTTCGGAGCAAGGCATCTGTCTATTTCAACTGAATGTCCGAATCTGAATATTTTCTCTATCATGTGCATATGTTTTTTCTCCTTAATGGTCATAAAGTTAATATAAATATCAAGATATAAACGAGGACTCTCACCTCGCTTATATCTATGCTTTACAGTTTCCTTCTAATAGGAAGAAAACTCTTTTTTTATCTAATTATCTTTTTTTAATTTCATTAGTTCTGCTGCCTGCTCCTGGTACAGTTTGTCTATTTCACAAATTTGTTCTATTTCTCTGCTCATAATCTACTCCTCACTTTCTGCTAGCTTTGCATAATTCCAAGAATTCACATCATATTCACCACTCGCCGTCCAAGATGTAGCTCCATCCACCCACGCACAAACTATTCCATCTACAAATTTAGCAAAATATCTTTTAGTCCATTCACTGCTTTCATAATCTCTAACCAGAATCGGTGTATCAACCTTAACCTTGCTCCAATCAACTTCTGGTTCTTCGTATTTGGAGAACAACCATTCCTCTATATATGGTTTACAATCTCCCTTTTCTCCAAAATCACATTTGCCACAATGACATTCTCTACACTCTACAGGCTTATCATTTAGGACAGCTAGTTTTGTTGTGTTTATCACTTCTGTATCTATCAGTATTTTTTTGTATTTCTCAATATTTAACATTCCTCTCACTCCTTAACATTTCTTAACATTTTTTATTTAATCACTGTCCTCAAGTCTCTTCTTTCAGTCTCCATATCAATTCCACATTCTTCTGCCTCCCTTTACATCATCTCTGCTGATTACTCTCACTGTCACACCTCTTCTTTTCTTCGGGTTTGTTTTTCTATCCTTAATTGCTTCGCAAGTATTATCCCATTCCTTCATCCATTTAATTAATTCCGGTTTTAGATTTCTTCCTGCGTACTTATCCTTTGTTTTACTGAAAGAATATTTATAATTTCTATTCTTTGGGTATCTTTTGGCAAATTCGCTTTCCGTTAGCTCATACTTTCTTAAAATCTCACGTTTAGTCAAAGTTTCAAAATATACTCCATATTTCCATACAACGTACTTGATTTCTTCCACTTATATCTTCACATCCTTATCATTCTTTCGTATTCCAAGATTTATGTTGAGTTCTTCTTTTATAATGTTTATCTGCTCCTGCATTGTTGAATAATTCTCTGTTACACAATCTGCTTTGAATTGCAATCTATTTATTGCTCTTTGAACTCTTTTGGGACCAAAACCAAACTCATCATGTAATGTAACCGCCATTAACACCATGACTGTATCTATAGTGTTCATCTTTACATTATTGCTAAATGTTTTCATATCCTTTTGAGAAATTCTAAGTGGAAGATTTAATGCATTTCTCATTATTAGTTCAGATTCAAGTCCTGATATTCCTTTTTCTTTTGCAACTTTTAACGCATAAGCCATTCCCTCTCTTCTTGCCATTTCTTCTTTTGATAACTTCATATTTATTCCCTCGCTTCTTTATTTGTTGTCTATTCCGAAAAAATCAAATAATGTCGGTGAATCTCTTTCCTGTTCTGCCTGCTGCAAATATCCAACACCATCTCTAAAATAATCTTCATTTAGTTCAATGCCATAACCACGTCTGTTCATTTTTACGGCTGTCATTGGTACAGTCATTAGACCTCCAAAAGGGTCAAGCACAAGGTCACCTTCATTTGAATATCTGTTTATAATTCTTTCAACAATATCCAACTGCAAAGGGCATACGTGCATTTGTTTTCTACGTCTTGACTGTTGAGTGTTTAACGTTCTCATTCTGTTAATATCATCCCATACTTCAAGGTTGTTCCATGATCCGGGAGCTACTACCATAAACACAGCCGGAAGTCTTCCTTCTTTATCCAACTGTTCAGCAAGTCTTACATGTTCATCATAATTGTAGATATTTTCTCTTGAATATTCACGATATATCTTTTGTAAATCCTTGATATTCGCTTCTTCTATTTCTTTTTTGGTTACAAGTCTGTCACCTGAGCTTCTCCAATATCCATGTGCATCTATCTGCCACTGCGCCCTTGTATATTCTTCTTTTGTCTTTGCTACCGGTACATCTGCGTATGCTGTTGATTTATCTGTTGGTAATTTTCTGAACAATAAAATATATTCAGGACAGCCTACTCCCATTTTTGAGCCGTCTTTACATTGTTCTGTCCAGCCTAATCTATATGTCTGATTATTTTCTCTTACAACATCTGTTACTACAGTTATCATTCCAAAGTATTGAAATCCGTGTTTTTTATAGTGGGATATACAATCTGCATGAAAAGGTTCTATTGTTGGCATTCCCGTGCCTGTTGCATTTCCAAACAACACTCTGTCCTTTACGTGAATTGCTGCAACTCTTCCCGGTCTTAACACACGTAAAAGTTCAGGTGTCAAAAAATCCATCTGTTCAAAAAATCTTTCTGTATTTTGATTATGTCCAAAATCATTATAATTTGCCGAATATTCATAATGATTTCCAAAGGGAATTGATGTATGTATTAAGTCAACTGAGTTGTCCTGCATGTTTCTAACTTCTTCAACGCAGTCATTATGAACTGCTGTATAATAATTACCTTCAACTTTCACTGCCTTTACTCCAATCTTTCTATTTAATCCGTGAGCTTTTGTTTCCTGATTTAGTCCATATTTCTTTACAATTTCAATCATCTTTGCAACCATATGATTGTGATTTTTCCATTTTTCTTCAAGTGCTTCCTTTATGCCACTTTCATTTTCCATATATATAATGTCAATGACTACCTGTTCTTTTTGTAAGAATCTGTAACATCTGTGAATTGCCTGAATGAAATCATTAAATTCATAATCAATACCTAAAAAGATTTCTCTATGACAGTGCTTTTGAAAGTTACATCCTGACCCTGATATTGATTTTTTTGTTGCAAATATCTTTATCCTGCCTTCTGAAAAGTCAATTACTCTCTGCTCTCTTATGTCATAATCCTGTGACCCGTATATATCTACTGCTTCCGGTATTGCTTTTTTTATGGCTTTTCTTTCATTTTCCAAATCATGCCACAAAAGAAAATGATCATCCGGACTTTCTTCAATGATTTCTTTCATCTTTTTAACTCGTGCATCTATGCTTTCTCTCTTTATTTTAGATGCTTCTTTTAGTCCTGCTGCAGCTTCATTAAAGATTACCATCTGTCCGTCTTTATCTGATTCTTCTCCATAATCAATCGGTAATTCATGCCAGTTAACTTTTAACTCGGGTAGCTCATATCCTTCATCAGAATATTCACTGTTTAAGTCTGATGGTTTGGTGCAAAACAAAGCCCAGCTACTTATCCATAACCAAAACTCATCTTCCTGATTTGGATATAATGTCAGGTTGTTTGCCTTTGTGCTATCTCTTTGAAAGAATCTTGTTAAAGCCTGTCCCGTGTCCATTATTTCTAAATATCCTGCATAATGAATTAACTCTTTATATTTGTTTGGTGACGGTGTGGCTGTGGCTACAAGTTTATATTCAACACCTTTGAATTTATCTAAAAACTCCTGATATGTTTTACTTCCAAAACTTCTTAATACTGATGCTTCATCCAAGGATGTGGCTTTAAAATATGTAGGCTCAATGTTCCCATCTCTAACTCTTTCATAATTAGTTATAAGAATATTGCTTTGTGCTTTTTTTACCTCTTCCATATTTCTCACATACTCGGGTTTTTGATACCCTAATACCTCTACAGCATCATGTGTAAATTCCTGCTTTACTCCAAGTGGTAAAACTATCAATGCTTTACCACCTTTGTTTTTTATAATCTGGTGACAAAACTCTATTTCCTGAACTGTTTTTCCCAGTCCAAAAGATTCAAACAATGCTCTTCTGCCACCTCTGATTGCCCACATTACCGCATCTCTCTGATGTGGTTTTAATATTGGGTTAATGTCTTCTTTTTTTACTTCAAATCCACTATCTTTTGCTATGTCTATTTTGCTTTTTAAAAATTCTAAATAATTCATTTTTCTAAAGGAACTGATATATCGTCACCCTGGCCAGAGTTCTGTTCCTTTCTTAATATTGTTTAATCAAATAAGTATTTCATTACTGCATCTGCAATAGCCACAGCCAGCTTATGCTCTTGCTCCGGGTATTTTACAAATGCTGTTTTAAATTCTTCCATCATCTTCCCTCCCGTATCGTCATTTAAAGTGGCATCTTTATGTTTCAATGCCACTTTGCAAATATCGGTGAGAATGTTATAAATCATTTTAAATTTATCCATTTAGTTCCTTATCTATCTGTTTAAGCTCTTCTATTAAATTACAGTTACCCTTAACAATATTTTCTTCATCTTCATCTAGGGAAAAACCATATGCTGTCAACATGTCACATACATATAAATATTTCTCTGCCCGTCTTTCCCTATACTTTCCACTCCATGAATCATACATTGCCATTTGTAAAGTACACTCACTAATTGCCAACCACATCTGCTGAATTAAAGGCATATTGCCAACTTTCTCATAAAAGAATTCATCATCTTCAGGAATTTCCATATTTCGGTAATCGTATATATCTTCAAGATTTGTCGCTAAATTATCCTCTGATATGTCCGGACCATACATTGTCAGCATTTTCCACATTTTTGAAATATAAATTTCTTCTGTTATTCCTATTTCTTTAAGGTTCAGTTCATATTTTCCAAGAATAATGTCTTCAATAAAATCGGACGATTTACTAACTACTGCCTCTGAACAATCTTTCAATTCGTTAATGATATTTTCTCTTTTTTTGCGTAATTCATCTTTTCGGGTTTCTTCAGCTGTTTTTTCCTGTTCAACTTTTTTTGATTTTATGTATATCTGGTCATACTGTTCATATGCAACTATTTCTTCACATTTACTTTGATCTATTTTATTTATCTTTGTTTCTACAATTTTCCTCATTTCCTCATCAGTTGCATTTCGTGTTTCAACAAAAATTGCACTTTCCCATTGGTAATTGCTACCTTCTTTTGCATTAATAATTTCAATTTCAGGAATCAACTCTTTCAGCAATTCAATGACTTTTTTGTTTATTACTATTCTTTCCTTACGCCTTAAATAATCATTAATTAAATATTTTAAATTTAAAGAATCATTTGCATTTGAAAGAATTTCATTTCTTTTGTCAATATCATCTACCCTTTCCAGCTCATACATGTCTTTTAGTGTCATTTGGAAGTTTTCATCTGCATTCTTTTCTTTCAAAAGTTTCTGATCTAGTTTTGCCAAATTAATTCTGTGCTTAACCGTCTGCTTTGAGAATCCTGTTTTTTCTGCAATTTCATCTTCTGTCGAGCCAAGGTCAAGCATCATCTGAAATCCCTGTGCCTGCTCATACACCGTCAGGTCACTTCTTTGCATGTTTTCACAAAGCATTGTGCTCTGCTGCTCCTTTTCGTCCATCTTTACAACTGCACAAGGTACTGTATCAAGTCCCGCTTTAAGTGCTGCCGCCAATCGTCTGTGACCAATGATTGCCGTATATTCTCCGTCTTCTCTTTCAACTACAGTCAGATTCTGCATTATTCCATTTTCGGCAATGCTCTGTGACAATTCCGTAATGTCTCCTAAATCCTTACGTGGATTGTCCGGGTGGCTATGTATTTTTCTGATTTCTATGTTTTTTATTTTCATGTTTCTCTCCTTTACTCACTTACATGTGTTCCTAAAAAATCTGCAAACTGCACAAGTGTTTTTTCTGCAATATCCAGCTCTTTCTTTAATACTTCAATTCTTTCATTAACTCGCTTATATTCAATATCTATTGTGTTGTATACGATTGCGGGTACCTTTTCTTTAATCTCCTTTTTTCTTTTCTGTTCTTTTTCTGTAATCTTTCTTTGCGTAGCTGTTTCTGTCATTGCTCTTTCCTTTCTTTTTTTCTTTACTTTTTCTTTTACTTTTTTGTTTTCCAGCTTAAGCCCTTCCATTTCCAAAATCATTATTATTTCGTTTTCACTGCATCCGTTAAGTTCTGCCAGCAGTTTCAGTCTTTCTTCTTTTCCTGCTGCACTTCTCTTGTATCTTGCCATTATCTCTCCCGGTTTCATTGGAAGATGCTTAATCATTTTTATTTCCTCTTCTGAATATTGTTCATATTCGTTGTTCCATTCCATTATTTGTGCTGTCTTTCCCATTTTATTCTCCTAGCAAGCTTAACTCCTTGTATGCTCTGTCTCTCTTTAGTGCCTTAATAATCTTTTCTCTGTCTTTTCGTTTCTGGGAACAGTTAAGGCAATCACACTCTTCACGCATAAATTTACTTCTGTACTGTTCGATTGTTTTCCCATTCGGTTCAAAGGTCACACTGTACTTTCTCGTGTTCCCACTGTAGATACAACTCACTTCAAAAGTTCTATAATATGTTCCGGTGCTTGATGCTCCCTGATGTTCCATTTCAATTCCTCCTAAATCAACTTAAAAACTTAACTATTTTTCTATCTAACCATTCCATAAACAAACAAAATGCAATTTCAAAATCAAGAACTGCTGCAACAGTGTCTGACACTCCTTTAGTTGTTATGAATCCGGTATAATACATCAGATAAAATAAAACTGCTGCCAATATTACATTTTTACATCTGCATACTGTCTTGATTTCTGTGTTGGTATCGTGGTATACTGTAGTTGCTTTTGTTGAGGGTTGACGGCTTCTTAAATTGATGCTGTCAATCTTTTTTTCTTTTATATCTCCCACATATCTATCTTCTATCTTCATTGTTTCCATTGATGAATTTTCTCCTTTTCTCTAATTTAGTTTCTTCACTTTCGTTTTCTGTTTTTTTCTTTACAGTTGTATTCCATTTGGTGATTTCCATTGTGTCATTATCTGCATATTTCAATATATTTTTGATATAGTCTTCCTTATATTCTTTTCCTCCTATTTCTTCGGCTAGTCTGATTGCTCCAACTGCTGCTATAATTCCCTCTGCCAGCATTTCTTTCGGAGAACCTGTTATGTTCATCTCACTTCTCTCTACGTGTATCATTCTTCTTCCTCCCATAAATAGTTCTTACCAAAATTCAGCATAAAGTCTTTTCTGTCTCCAATGTTCTCCTCAAAGTATCTCTGCGCCATCTTTTTATATTCCAAGTCCTTTTCTCTGTTCTTGTGTGGGCTGTTTTTTCCTCTGTGATGCTCTGCACACAATGGCAGATAAAATTTGAATATGTCTGAATACTTCTTTTGGAATGAACCAAAGAATACATGGTGACACTCTGCGTATGGACTTCCACACTCAATGCAGTATTCCATTGAATCTACTAAATTACTTTTCATCTTTGACATTGGTACTCTCTACAAATGCGCTCCTGACGGAGCAGCTACGGTTACTACTTAACTAAACAAAATATTAAAAAACTAAAAAGGATTTTATTATGAAAAACACTTAACAATTGGGTTTTGGTTATGTAGCTGCTCCTTCAGGAACGCACTTGCTTTCTCCTTTCTGCCTTTTGGCTTTTTTCGTGAATAAAAATATTTTCCTTATGTCCTTAGACTTGTTGCTCTATTTCTTTTCTTTGTAGCCAAGTGCATTGGCTGTCTGCTTATTTAATTTTGCTGTAAATTCTTTCTGTTTCTCTTCTGTTAATTCATCCCAGTTATATCTCTGGCCTTTATGATTAACATAGATTATGACTTTCATATTCCATCACTCTCCTTATCTCTTGTTTAATCTTATGTTTTCTTCTGCCTGTCTCTTGCTATGCTGTTTTTCCCGGAGTTTCTTTTGCCATCTTCATTCCAAGCATTACTCCCTGTACTTTTGCCTTATCAATGTCAGACATTTGTTTAATGTTTTCTATCATTTCCCTTACGTCCTGCTTTTCTTCGTTGAATTTGCTTTCACTCATTGGCTTTTCTCCTTTCTAATTCAAGGGGGGGTGTAATTAATTTCTACTTTTTGATAACCTTTTCTGTATAAATTTACAGAAAGGAGGCTTTGCTATGAACATCAAATGTAGTTGTGGCAATTCTTTTTCTTTGCCCCACCATCCGGTGTGTCCTTGCTGCAAGAACCAAATTCCATATGATTTGTTTCTTATGCTATTGGATTTAAATGCAAGAATCACTGAAATTGACTACTATATCAATAAACGTTCAGGTGAAGGGCTTATTAAGCCTTTTACATTTGACATCAACTAATTTGAGTAAGGTTGTATATGTTCCCGCATATACGACCTTATTTTATTTCTTCAAAATCAGTTCCACATATTTGACACAGCAGATTTAACTGTGCAAATGGTATCTTTACTCTTCCGGATTCCCAATTATTAATTGTCTTTTTAGTTACATGCATTTTCTCTGCTAAAGACTTTTGTGTTAATCCGGCTTTCTTTCTTATTTCAGATATTTCCATTTGATGCCTCCTTCCTTTTTTTGGGGAACAGTTTCCCATTCCCCCTTATATAATCATCTGGCACCATCAGATGTTTATATTGCTCTTAATCTACTACATGATTTGAACTTTATTGAGACCAAGCTGTTAGCTGAATCTGAAAATAAAACCTATCAATATTACGAAACCACCATATGGAATCCAAATACTGATTTGTATTCTCATTTTTTTACTACTCCACAAGGTCTTGCATATGTTCAGCAACGTCAAAACAGCACCATTAACTTTTGGGTTCCATATTCCTTAACAACTCTTATCGCATTATTGTCACTAATACTAAACTTACTGCGACTATAATTTGTGTAATTACTAATGCCAGTATCTTTACATTCATTCCTGCCAACTTTCTTTCATGCTTTATGTAATACTTTTCCAATTTCTTAGACTGTGTCTGCAAGTTGGCTATTACCATATCCTGTGTATCTGTCTTTGCCTGATACTCTTTAATTCCCATCACATTCATTGCGAAATAGAGAGCATTTTTCTTTATTTCATCTTCCTCTTCCTGGTACATTTCTTCCAAATATCTGCCGTATGTGTGAAGTGCTGCCATATCTTCATACATGCTTTTTACTTCTCTTTCCTTTTCATATATTTTTTCTCTCATTTGCTTTATCTCCTTCCTTAGATGTTTCATATTGCCTGTTACTTTTTCCCTTTGTATAATTTACTTACAGGTGTTCCAGCACCGAGTAACTTTATAGGAGGTGACAAACAATGATGAAAACATGCCCTTTTAAAAATCAAACTTCACAGATTTCGGATAACGCATGTACTACAACTTGTGCTTTAAACATCAATAACAAATGTGCCTTTACTGTTATTGCCGAAAATTCTTCATCAAAAGATGCTGAGCATTCTAAACAATTTCTTTAAAAATTCTCTACATAATTGCTTAGTGTTAGGCATAAGGCAATCATTTTCTCTGTTTTCTTACTGATATGATTGCCTTTTTCTTTTTCTAAGGCTTTTATTGTTTTGTTGCTCACTTCTTTAAAAATTGCTTCTAACTTTTCTGTTATTTCAATCTTTTTCATTTTTCTCTCTCCTTCCTGATTTGCTTTTACTCCTTTTAAATGTTATATTTTTCTTACCCATATAGGGCAGGAAAGGAGTTGATCATTTTGACCAAACTTTTGATTTTGCCCCGTTCCCATAATTAGGGGATTCAAGCAGATATAACAGCGTCGTGCTCGTCCACGTTAAAAGACAGGAGAACTGAACTCGTTAAAATTCCACTGTTATACCTGCTCCCCTTCTTCCGTCAACTAATGGGCTACTAATCTTTTTTACATAATTACAGCAGAACTAAAACTGCTTAAGTGACGGAATACTTTAAGAAACATTTGGCGTCATCAGATGTGGCGAAAGCCTGCGGAGTATATTGGGTCAACAAATTTAGCATTTAACTGTTAGGAATGACGCTCCTAGCAGTTTTTTGTTTTCTCCACTTCTCTCTCCTTTCTGTCGCCTTTTTGTTTCTTGTATTTACATCATACGTTCTTTAATTTACTTTGTCAACAGTTTTTTGTATCTTACAGAAACATTTTTTGTTGATTTTCGAATTTACTATGGTAAAATAGAATTAAGAATTAAAGGAAGGAGGCTAAAATATATGACTATACAGGAAAGAATTAAAGAATTAAGAAAAAATATGCTAGGTCTTTCAATGGAAGCCTTTGGTGAAAAGTTAGGAGTTCAAAGAAGCGCTGTTAATCGTTGGGAAAAGGGCGTGAACAATATTCCTGAAAGCATGCTTAAAGCTATCTGTCGTGAATATCATGTCAACTACTTTTGGCTGACGGAAGGTGACGGTGAGCCTTTTGTGGATTTACCGGAAACAACACTTGATGAGCTGTGTGTTGAATATGAATTAGATGAGTATGAGAAATCCATCATCTTTGAATATTTGAAGTTATCCAAAGAAGAAAGATCAGTTATTAAAAAATACATTTCAAATATAAAAAAGGAGCATTAACGCTCCTTTATAAAAAAATGATGTGTGATTTTGAAAATTTCATTCAACTGCTGCAAGTTGTTCATCTTGTTGAGCATTTGAATGATTTGTTTCTTAATTTTTTCTTTCTCCATTTGCTTGTCCCCTTGTCTAGTTTTTCTTTCATTTTATCCAATATTTGGGAATAAGCAATAGGTTTGAGTCATTCGTCCAAATATATGGACACTTATGTAACTATTAACATTTCGGTTTAGTTTTGTGCTATTCTGAATACAAGTCGGATATTTTACAGTGAAGTGCCTTTGAAATAATATTGAGTTCATCTAACGTTGGTGAATTCTTTTGATTTTCTAAGTTGTTAATTGTAGACTTAGACAACCCAGTAAGACATGCAAGTTGCCTACAACTTAACCCTCTTGCTGTGCGCATTTGCCATATAAGTATTTCCATATCCATTCCCTTTATCATTTGTTAATATAATTCTTAATAAGATTATACTTGATTTATTGGAGATTTTTACTGGAAATATTTGGTAACTATACCGTTATCAGTTTACTATTTAAACGAGGTAACAATATGAAAACAATTAAAAAAAGTTTTTTACTAATTTGCTTTGCTCTATTTTTAACTGGATGTGGTGGAAAATCTACAGATTCAGATATTTCTGATGACACTATTGTTTATATTACTAATTCTGGAACTAAATATCATGAGGAAGGTTGTCGTTATTTAAAACATAGTTCAATTGAAATATCTCTAACAGATGCTATTGATGAGGGTTATGATCCTTGTAGTGTTTGTTCGCCACCTACTGAATAACTAATAGCATATCGGTGACTTCACCGCAATGGTAAATAAAAAGAGCCAGCCCATACAAGACCAGCCCAGAGATGATACAATCATCATAAATCGCAACTAGATTGTACCATTAAAAATAGCATCTGGTCAAGTATGGCTAGGTGTTATTTTTATACACTTATATACATAAAATTTTAAGGGAGTGGTACAATCTATGAAAACAGGAGCACTATATATACGAGTATCAACAGATGATCAGACAGAATACTCTCCTGATGCACAAATACGTCTTGGGCTTGACTATGCCAAAAAGAACGGAATAGTTATTCCTAAGAAATTTATTTATCAGGATGATGGTATTTCAGGACGAAAAGCAAAAAACCGACCTGCCTTTCAGGAGCTTATAGCAACAGCCAAAAGTGACGAACATCCTTTTGATGTTATTTTGGTGTGGAAATTCAGCCGTTTTGCCCGAAATCAGGAAGAAGCAATAGTTTATAAGAATTTGCTCAAAAAAGCGGGTGTTGACGTTGTTTCAGTGTCAGAACCTATTCCTGATGGATTTATTGGTGAACTTGTGCAACGTATCTTTGAATGGATGGATGAATATTACTCAATTAATCTTTCCGGAGAAGTTATGCGTGGAATGACTGAACGTGCTTCAAGAGGTGGTTACAATTCAGATCCGCCACTTGGTTACAAAATGCATGATGGTGTCCCGGTAATTAATCCGGACACTGCTCCAATAGTGGAAAAGATATTCGACTGGTACGTCAATAAACAAATGTCTTTTTGGGAGATAGCAAATGCGTTGAATCTTCTTGGCTATAAAACCAAACGTGGTGGCAAATTTCAAAACCGAACAGTGGCTTACATTATCAGAAACGAATTTTACAACGGCAAAATCATTTGGAATAAAACGGATCATGCAACACGCAGGATTAAAGATAAATCAGAATGGGTGGTTACTGAAGGCACACACGAAACATTTATTCCTGAAGAATTGTTTAATGCAGCGCAGGAACGTGACAAATCAACCTATCATGCTAAAGGTAAACGACCAACAAGTACATATAAGCATTGGCTTTCAGGTATTCTTGTGTGTTCTGCGTGCGGGCAACGTCTTGTTAGATGTTCAACCAGCAAAAAGGGCAACACTTATTTTCAGTGTACAGGATACAATCATGCAGCCTGCACAGTATCACATGCAACTAATGAGTTTGCTCTTAAGCCTGCTATTTTTGAAGCACTGGATAAAGTTATTGCCACCGGTGAAGTAACTTATGAAATTCACTCTTCAAATAATGACGATAATAACGAGAAAAAACTTATTGAAGATAAACTAAGCAGACTTGTTATGAAAGAGGAACGAATAAAAGAGGCATATAGAGACGGAATAGACACATTAGAGGAATACAAAGCCAATAAAGAAATACTTGCAAATGAACGTACAAATTTAAACGCTATGCTTGAGCAATGTTCTGCTGCTACACCTGACGATATTCAAAACAAACTCATAGAAAAGATACGCTCGGCAAAAGAGATTATTGAATGCGAAACATCAACAGACGTTCAAAAGCATGATGCTCTTGCCAGTGTAGTGGAAAAAATCGTCTACAACAAGAAAGAAGATTCAATTTCCATGTTTTTCTACATAAATGACTAAGCAAAAAAACACCCGCAATCCCTTTATTTATCGTGGGTTGCGAGGTGTATTATACGTTGTTGATGTATGGTGGTCCTGATGGTGAGGCTAGCGCAGCGTTCAGATATATGTCTCAGAAATTCACTTTTAAAAATCCTAGAGTTGCAGGACTTTTAAATGATATAGCATGTGAAGAACTTTCACACCTTGAAATAGTGGGAACTATCGTTCACCAGCTTGTTAAGGACTTACCTTGCGATGAAGTTGACACAGCCGGATTTGAAAAATACTACGTGGATCATACTCTTGGCGTATGGCCTCAATCTGCCGGTGGTGTGCCTTTCACAGCTACTGAATTTCAGTCATCAGGAGATCCTATTGCTGACTTAGTAGAGGATATGGCTGCCGAACAGAAAGCAAGAAAAACATACGATAACATTTTATCTTTGGTAAAAGATTGCGAAGTTGCTGATCCAATTAAATTTTTAAGAAAAAGAGAAATCGTTCATTTCCAAAGATTTGGTGAAGCTCTCAGAATGGTTACTGAAGAAATGGATAAAAAGAATTTCTACGCAGTTAATCCTAGCAGTTGTATAAAAAGATAA